GTCATTTGCTTAAATCTTGCTCCATCTAAATTAATCCAAGCAATTTTAGTAGGTGCTAGTTCATATGTATAATCGCCTAAATCACCCCATACTTCGTCATTGCCTTCTGCAATAACTACCGCTTTAGTTCCACTAATTTTTAATACGTGTTTGTTGGATGGACTAGAACTATATAAAGCCTCTCCATCTGGTCCAACTAAAGCAGAATTATTATAATTGATTTGACCTGTAGTCGCTTCACTAGCAACTACTGCCAATGCTCCATCAGTGCCACTTTCCACTTCTACATAATAATCGTCAACCGCTACGGTGTTTTTAACTGCTAATGCATACTTGCCATCTTTTTGTTCCATTTTAAAATAAGCACCTTCATCAGCGTCAATAGCGACAAAATCAGTGTCAGTTGTTTCTGCTACAAATATATTTCTCTTAATTATTTCTATAGGTTTTAATTCTGTAATAGCCATATTCTATCTTTCTCCCTTCCTATGCTGGATATGTGGAAGTCCACGTTAACTCGGTAACAATGATTTCCTTTGGATAAACGATACCAGCATCAAATAAACTAAAGCCTTTAACCGCATCTTTAAACCCTTTTTCAATTTCATATGCTTTGTGAACTGTTAGTGGGTCAAAGAAGGCAACACTTTCAGTTGTTCGTAAAAAACAATATTCTGTTGGTGTACCATTAACGTCCACAATCGCATTGTTAGTCTTAACAATTAAAATATCATTGTATCGTCCACAACGTCTACCAGCAATCATTGCACTATTATCAGTGTCTAAATCTCGATATGCTTTCTTAATAACGCTCCATACTTTTGGAGTACATTCAAAAACCAATTTAACATTATCGCCAATATCTCGTTCATTCAACTTAACAACCATATCATCTAAAAAGTCTAATACATAAACTTCGTTATTTGATGTTTTACCACTTGCGTTTGTTGACAACGTTTCAGTAGGTACTAATTTAATTGCTGAAGAATAATCGGGATGTCTTAAAGGTTCAAAACCAGCCATCACTTTTGCAATGTATCGGTCTTGTTCGTTTGCTAACGCTTTTCCTTGTTTAACTCTAAACTTACCCATTAAACCTTTGTCTTCACTTTGTTCTTCATCAATATTCCCAATGCCATAGTTCCATACTGCAATTTGGTTAACTTGCATTAAGATTTCACTTCCTTCTACTTCTTCAGCATCAGGAATCCCATTATGAATTACTTGTTTACCAGTGCCAGCAACATTACCAGTACCCACTTGATTTGCCGAGTATGTTCCATCTTTTTCAAGTCTATAAATTGTTGGTGTGCCAGCAACCTTTAATGTAATACTGTCACCCTTTTTCTTAATTGCCCCCTCATATTCTCTTGTACAATTTGCACCAAATACAAGGTTTTTATCTCTTTCTTCGAGTAATTTTGCTATTTCTACTCGTGGTATAAATGTTTCATATGCCATTTATCATCATTCCTTTCCTTTTCATTTTTTCTTTCGTAGGTATGCCAATGATGCATCAACCTTTGCCATATTTTTTCTTATTTCTTCGATCGACATCTTTTCAATTTGTTCCCTTGAATAAAAAGTGTTTTCTTCACTTGTTTTTCCTTCCACACCACCAGGACTTGATTTTAATTTTGCCATTCTTTTTTCAAACAGTTCATTTGCTTTTTTTTCAACTAGTTTGTCAAAATTGGCTCGGTCTTGTTTGTATGTCTGATAATTACCATAAATCTTTGCAAGTGGAGTGGTTTTTCCTAATTCACCTTTGTGATATTTTTCCGCATATTCTAAAAAATCTTTATCTTTAAAAATATCATCAAAGGTAGGAGCATCGGGATATTTATCATAAAAATCTTTGCTATCTTTAGCCACCCATTCTTCTTCACTCATTGGTTGTGATTTTTCAACTTGCAACTTTTTAAACTTTCTAAAATCAGCCAATGAATTAGGGTCTAAATTTTTTTCTTCCATTTCTACTTGAATTAGATAGTATTCTACATCTTCATCAGTTTCTAATGCTTCGTTAGTATAAGGATTAACACCTTTTAATGCCTTTCTAATACCATTTAATTCTGCTTTTCTTGCTATCGCTCTTTGCTCTTGCTCTCGTCTTTCTCTTTCTCTACGCCTTTGAGCAAATTCAGCATTTCGCCTTTTCTCTTCTTCTACGTTGGTATTTTTTGTTTCATCTTCAGTCTTTTTTTCTGTGCCTTCACTAAATTCTGTTTCAGTTTCTTCGACTTCTTCAGATTGGTATTCAGTGGAAGTCTCTTCAATCTTTTCTTCGTTTTGTTTTTCATTGACTACCTCATTCTTAATTTCGGTACTTTCAATTTCTTTTTCCATTCTCTTTTTTCCTTTCTATTTTTACGCTATTAAGTGCGATATTTAGGATTTTTACGCTTTTCCTGTGCGATTTGTTTAATTAAATTTATGTATCATTTTTACGCTTTTGATTTGCGATTTGTTGACTTTTATATTATTTTTTTAGTTTTGGTGGTAAATCACAATTTATAGAGGGAGTAGGAGGAGGACTCCCTCTATTTTTGAAAGGAGGTAAATTATACGTTTTTTACAATAATACTAAGTTTGTTGTGCTAATGGCTTTTGTTTGTTTGCCATTGCATAGGCTTTTATCTGTTTCATCATCGCATTCAACAATGCATCTTTTCGCTTAATCACTTCTTCACGCTCTTTTGCCTCTTCATTCAATCCTTCGATTGTCTGTGCTTGCTCTTGTAATTGCATCATTGCTTGAACCAACTCTTCTTGCTTGCGTAAGAATGTGACTTCCTTATATTTATCTCTCATCGCTTTCATACTCTCTGGCAAGAGTTCCATATATGTATCTGTGTCAATTTGCCCCATTTGTAGTAATTGGCTAACTATCTCCATCTGCATACTTTCGTTAAATTGTGAGCCTTGATTTGCCTCTACTACTACACTAAATGAATAATCTTGATAATCTCCACCATTGAATACTCCTACACCATCTGTTACTAATCTGCCTTCATTTTGTAATATATCTAATCTTTCACTGCTTGAATATTCGTAAGTATATTTCTTGTTTTCAAAATATAACTTATAAAACATTTCAAGTATTTTGCCTTCTCGTTCTTTGTGTTGCCAAAATCTTTTTCGTTGCATTTCAATAGGTTTCATTGATCGCTCTTGTAATAAGCGAATTGCTATACCACTTAAATTCTTGCCTAGCATTTCGCCTGTAATCACTTCGGTTGAATTGGTAAGTATTCTCGTTAATTCAATTAAAGCGGGTGCGAACTCTAATGCTTGTGCTGTAAATGGTTGTGCTGGTACCACTTTAAATATTTGGTCAATAGGCAAATTAGATTGATTAAATATTACTTGAGCAGGTTCGTTATTTAATCGTTGGTCACCTAACGCTTGCTTATTAGCAACTATTTTTGGTGCCCCTAGTTGAATTAAATTCAACGCTCCCATCGCTACACAAATATTAATAATGTTTTGTGTCACTGCCAAGTCTTGAATTTCACTTAAACCAAAAATTGAGTTTTTACTAGGGTCTAATGAACATATTTCTATCGGATAATAAGTGGCCATGTAATAGTCTTCTCTATTCCAATTATCTTTTTCCACTTTTTCGTCTGGTGTAGATGTAACTTTGCCATCTTCTATGTCTTCGTATTCAACCCCATCATTAGTTGTTTTCTTAACCCTTTTTTTGTCCATTTTGCGTTTTATAATAGGATTCAGCGGAGTATTTTCGCATATTTGAATTGTTTTTGTTGATTTCTTAAAAAACACTTCCCCATCTTGTTTAAAATATCTCACTATTATTGTACATAAATCACTATCGTTCATTTCCGTTTTATCGCTATATTCTGTTTCTAAATCATCAGCCACGATAAACTCTTTTAACGACTCATCATCACACATTTCTTTCACTTTGGATACTTCTTCACGTAATACCAATTGAATCCATTTTTGTTTTTGAATATCTTTTTCTGTTGGGTCGGCTACTTCAAAACTTAATGGGTCTATTATTTGACACTTTAAATCCCCTTCATAATGCCCTTTTCTTCCTCGTTCTTCATCACTCCAATAGTAATGTTTAATAGCAATTCCATCTTTCCTATCATTTAAGATAAAATCATAGTCTATTGCTTCCATCCCCATTCGTTTACTTTGATATTTTGCAAATCGAGTAAACTCATCGGCTCGTTGTTTGCTTTCTGGGTCATTACCTTCAGGAATAAATCTAAGTTCCACATTTCCGCTTGCAATATTCGATACCTTGTTATTTACTATCATTTTCGTAAATGGCATTGTTGGTCTAGGCATTTTCTCGGTTGACTTACCTACCTTGTTCCAATGTCTGCCCTCATATAAATCATTCCATTTAGGTATGTTTGTTGTAAGTTGTTTAGTTGCTAAATAACCTCGCCAATTTTCGTGGTCTTTCCATACCCTACTCGCTTCTTCCATTCTCTTTTCTATTAAGGTCATCTCATCACCTACTTGTTAAAATCCCAATAATCTCGTAGTTCTTGTTCTAATTGCTCTTGTTTCTGTGCGTTGGCTTTATATGTTTCCATTAATTCTTTTAAATTCTTATTTGCCTCTTCTAATAATTTCATACCATTATTAAAATCATCTAATTTAGACTCCAATGTGTCTAGTCGCTTTTTAATACCTCTTACTTTGTTTTCTTTTTTTAAATCTAAAATGTCTTTTTCCAAAACATCTATCGCTGATTCTGCTTTGTGTACTCGTTTAAACAAGTTTAATCTAGCCATATACTTTCCTCCTCACTTTCATCATTATTAAAATTATCAAAAAAGCCAAATGGATTTTTTTCTTTTTCTAATGTTTCACTTGGCCTAAACGTTTGTTGGTTTCTAATGTAATATGCTATTGCTAATGCAATTATCGTATCATCGTTTTTACCTTCAATTGCCTCTTCCTTTCCGTTTGTGTTTTTAACAAAGGTTAAGGCTTCATTTAAGGTAACTCTATCGTTAATTAAATGTATATTATCTCGCATTATTTCAACCAAATTGGCTATTATAATCGGTCTTGTTAATTTTGTTGTTTTAAAACCGAATGCTTGGTTAAATCTGTGCGTATAAGTATCCTCTACTTCTCTCACATAAAATTTAGGATATTGCAATCTCTCTAATTCTTTTTGTGGGAAGGTTGAAAAGTTGGTTTCTATTCCTAATAATGCAAAATTGTAATACTGACCTAAACAATACATCTGTCTTGCGTATAAATCTTCATCGTATTGATGTCTTAATATTGCCACTTGTTTTCCGCTTGTATTATCCAACACTTGTCCTATAAAATAGTCGCTACCTTCCCCAGCTGTATCCCCACCTATTACGTAAGGATATTGTGGTTTAACATCTTCAAAAATTGATATACAACCTTTTGGGTCATCTTCCCATCTGATGTTGTAAATTGCTAAGCCGTTATAATCATACTTAAACTGTCCTCGCTTGATTGGTGGTTCTATTTCCTTCAATCGTTGATTTATCTTTTCACTATTAAAGACACATCTTCCCGTTGATACAAACGCCTCTTCTGGTGTTGATGGATATTCTTGATGGAAGGTGTCAATATTTCCTTGACAGTTATTCGCTATACACCATCTTCGCCATTGTAGTTGATCGTTGTCTAAATTGAACTTCGCTTTTAATTCTTCTTCTTCTTGTGTTAATTCAAAGCCTTCATATGGTAATCGGTAATCGGACATTTCATACCAAGCAAAAAATAAAGGAATAAAGTCGTTTTCTCCATTTACTGCTTTATCCCAGAGGTCTTTAAATTCATCAAAACCATTTGCTGTGCTTTCTATTACTACTAAACTATTTACTGTATTAGGAACTGCTTGTAATAACCCTGCAAGTGTTGCATTCTTATCGCCTTCCCAAAAGGCAAATTCGCTAGCGTGAACATATTGAACGGTTGATGACCGACCAGCCCCTTGTGCATTGGCTGTTAAACATCGTATTTTAGAATTTAATCCCGTTCCGTCTTTGTTGTTAAATACTAATTCTTTCGCATTACTAGCCAATACTTGTGGTTTTAATTGCTCTGGTAAATTGTTATAAAAAAACTTAAACATATTAAATAAGTTAGTTGTTGCATCTATCGTATGAGCAATTATGTTAGCAGTTGTGTTGTGATTAGTTGCCGTTTCTGCAAAGTTTATACCCTCGATAAGTGTTGACATCCCCATTTGTCGTGCTTTTAGAATGATTATTCTAGGTGCTTTGCCCTTACTTCTTTGTTCCTTAATTGCATTATAAACTCGCTCTTGAACCGAATTAAACTTAAAAGGAATTACTCCAGCGTCTGTGTCCTTGCTTTGTATTTTTAAATAAGTTTCAATATACTTTCTAATGTTTATAGGCATTAATATTTGTCTTCTCCTTGAACTTCCTTCAATAAGTCTTCTACACTTGTGGTTATATTTGCCTCTAAATCCACTCTTGTAGTTGGTTTACCTTCGGTCGTATCCCTTACAAACTCAAAAGTCTTTACTAACTCGTTTGTTGATGTTTCTTCACTAATAAGTCGTTTCATCAAATTAACCACGCCCAACTCTAAATTAGTGCCTTTTTTAATCTCGGTAATATTACCTTCTTCGTCCTTAATAGGTATTTGCATTTTTCTGTTTAACGCATATTCTACTGCCTTTTTTATCTTCCATTTTTCATAATTTTTTTTACGTTGGCTGTCTTTTTGCTTTTCAAGTCTTGCCTTTCGTTGTTCT